CTTAGGGACTGAAGGCGTGAGCCGTCTTGCATACGCATTAGGGCAGATGCAGACCAGCGGCAAGCTCAATGCTCAGGACATGATGCAGCTTACCAGTGCGGGTATTTCGGCATGGGATATGCTGGCGCAGGCTGCAGGTAAAACAGTAGCTGAGATGAAGGACCTTTGTTCTAAAGGCGCTATTGACTCTAAAGCGGCTGTGCAGACCATTGTCGCAGGCATGAACGATCAGTTCGGCGGCATGATGGCCAAAACTTCGGATGAGGTTGCCGGGCTTCTGGCAAACATCGAAGAAACTGCCGGCAATACTTCCGCTGCTGTAGGCAAATATCTGACGGAAGCCTTTAACATCAAGGGCATCCTAAAGGATGTATCCGACAGACTGGGAGAGTTTCAGCAGAAGATGCAGACAGTAACAGAGCAGGGCAAGAGCATGGGCGACGTCATCAAAGAGTGCGTGCCTGCTCCTGTTATCGCTGCAATAGGTGCATTTGCTGCAGTGCTTGCGGTTGTATCGGTTGCAGCTGTGGCAACGTTAGGCGCGGTGCTGGGACTTTCTGCAGGTATTGTGGTTGCTGGTGCTGCAATCGGCGCTGCTATTGCGCTGATAATCACCTATTGGGATGATTTGGCTAATGCGGTAAAGGCAGCTGTCCAGGGTATACTTGATACTGTTGTTATCATCGGTACTGCTGTTACAGAAGCTATTCTGGGCGTTGTACGGTGGATTCTTGATACGATAGGCGATATGTGGGCAGATATTACAGGTGACCATAATAATTGGTTTAACGATTTTGCCGATATGCTTGGTGATGCCATGGATGCAGTGGAAGATTTCGCCAGAAAGGCTATAGAATGGTTTAATAAGGTTTTTGCAGCAAAGCAAAGAGCAACAGCTACAGAAAGTTCGGCTGATGATGGTCATGGTGGTGCCGGTGGCAGCTATGGTGATGATTCTTCGGCTGAAAAGCCTGAAAAACGACCTGCGATACCAAAAAGGCCGCTTATAATCCCAAGCAGAGATACCAATGTAGCTAGAACAGGTGGCAATGGCCGAAATGAGAATGTTGCACTGAAAGCTCTGCAGGACGAAAACAGGATAGCTCAGGAGCGGAAGAAAATCAAAAACGACTATGTCCGGCTTGTTTTGAAAAAAGAAAAAGACATGTGGGAAGCTCAGAACGCTATTGCAAAAAAATATGGCACTGACGCTCAAAAATATCAGATTCAGCTCAAAGAAATTGAGTTCAACAAAAAGCAGGAACTGCAGGAAGAGGAACTGGCCTACACGGAACAGATGCTTGCTGCTGAAAATGCGCTTAAGGAAGCGCAGCTGCGTGGCGCGTCTCAAAAAGAGCTGGAGATGCTCAGGGAGAAGCTGGCGTTGCTCAATAAAACGCACCAATATACGATTGATAATATCAATCAGACTGCTGCGGCTAAGGCCAATAGTGCTCAAACTGACTACGATAACAAGGAGGCAGAATGGCAAGCGCGACACGATACATCCTCTACTGTTGGTAAATGGAGCATGGACGCTGAACGTGACTTTGAGGCGGGCAAGGCAAAAGCCAATAATGCTGACAGCTACGAAGAAAAGGTTAGCTTAATGAATGAAGCCTTACAAAAATATGACGAAGAACAACAAAAAATCAATACCATCAGCAAAATTCAGCAGACCAGCAATCAGCTGGCGAAGGATTTTTCCGGTGCTATAACTGACTGGATTACCGGTGCGCAGAGTTTTGGCGATGCTATGAAAGTATCTTGAAACAGCTTATTGCACAGCTTATCCAGGCTGCTATTTACGCAACTATCGTAGCTGCCTGCACTGGCGGCGGTGGTGGCTTTGCTGCGCGTTGGAAGGGTGCTTTCGGCAAATGCCTTGCAACAGGTGGTTCGGTTGATGGCCCCGGTACCGGCACAAGTGACAGCATACCTGCTATGCTCTCAAATGGCGAGTACGTGCTTAACGCTCAGGCTGTAGACCGTTTGGGTGTCCCCTTTTTGAATGGTCTGAATACAGGGCGTCTGAGAGGCTTTGCCTGCGGCGGGCTTGTCGGTTCCGGTGGTGTTGCCGGCTATAAGGCAGAACGTGGCAGCAATGGCGGGCAGGTGCAGAGTGTTAATCTGTCTATGAATGTATCCGCTATGGATGCTGCCAGCTTTGGCGATTTCCTTAATCGTGGCGGGCTGGATGTTGTGCGTCAGGCATTGTATGACAATAACCGCAATTTTGCGAGTGAGGCAGGTGTATGGTGATGGGATATAGTAAGTTTCCGGATATCAGGCGGTTTTCATGGGAAAGCTCTAAACAACAGAGCTGGAATACTACCGTACAAAAATCTGCATCTGGGCGCATACGGACAATGACCAATCAGCTATATCCGGCATGGACCATCAAGGCCAGTTATAATGCTTTGACGGATGAGGAAACTCGACAACTATTGGGCTTCGTCGCTGAAAGAAAAGGGCGGTATGAACCATTCCTTTGGCTAGATCCGGAAGATTATAGGGCTACAGGTGTAACTTTGGTTAATACTAACGGCTATTACCAGGCGCTTATGAATGTAGGCGGTTATGTTGAACCGGTAGAACATATTGAGCATGTGACGGTGTATGTTGATGGTGTTAAACAAGCTGATAGTGCATATAGTGTAGAAGATGGTGCTATAAAGTTTAAGACAGCTCCTAATGGTACTGTTACGGCGGATTACACATATTATTGGCTAGTGCATTTCAGTGAAGATGGTATAACCATTAACAAAATCTTCGATAACATAAATAAAGCATCTATAACATTGGCGGTGGTACGATGAAATCAGTAAGCGAAGAACTATCTAATTACCTGAACCGGGAAAAGAATATGATATGCAATGATTTGATTGAACTGCACCTGGCTGATGGAACTGTGCTTTATTATACAAATGCCGATAAAACTGTTGAATATAACGGCAACATATACAAGCATAATGAGCTGCTGCTGCAACGCCAACAGGTGAAAATCAATGATTGCCTTGTAGTTGATACTATGACAGTAACAGTTTTTGCTAAAAATGATGCAAAGATTGGTAACAAAGGCATTATGCTGGCGGCGCATGACGGAACCCTGGATAGAGCGACTTTGCAGCTTAAACGATGCTTTTTTGACAGTGATTTTAACATTTTGGATGTGCTGGGTGTGTTTGGCGGTAATGTGGAAGTAAAAAAATGCGCCGGACTGCGGCTAGAATTGACTGTTAAGGCCAAGACACAAGGACTGAGTCAAGAATTTCCGCGCCGAAAATACTATCCGCAAGGTGCTTATACAACAACCGGCGGCAAGGTGACAGCAAGCAGTAATGACAGTGAAAGCTGTATTATTGCTCCGTTTGTGCCGCTTAAGGAGGTACTGATGTAATGGATATGGTAAAAGAAGCTTATACTTGGCTCGGCACTCCACACCGTAACTTCGCTAAGATTAAGGGTGTGGGTGTAGATTGCGGCATGCTGCTAATTGGTGTGCTGGAGGGTGCGGGCAAAGTAAAAAAGGATGCTATTGAAATACAACCGTATTCCAACGAATGGCACTTGCACCACAGCGATGAATGGTTCAAAGGATATGTAGAAAAATACTGCGACGAAATATCGCCTGCTGATATTCAGTCAGGCGATTTTATTTTGTATCAGTTTGGCCGCTGCTGCAGCCATGGCGCTGTGTATGTGGGGAATAACAAGATAATTCACTCCGTTGTGGAGCAGGGAGTTATTCTGTCGCGTATGGATGACATTATGCTGTTTGATGCACATGGAAAATAGCGCTTGCGCTATGTATATCGGTTTAGGGGGAATAAATAATGGGCATATTCAAAGCACCTAATTTTACTACCCGCGCCGAAAAAATTTCAAGTTTTACTGTCAGTACGGCTGAATATGGTTCCTGTGTTATGGAACTGTTGGGGACAACTCGTATTAGCGGAAATGTGCTTTACTATGACGATTTTACAGCTCATGAACATCGTGAAACACATCGCAGTGGTAAAGGCGGTGGTGGCAAAACTACAACCATCACCTATACTTACACAGCTGCTATTATCTTAGGTTTATGTGAAGGACCGGTAGCGGGTATTGGCAAGGTATGGATTGACAAAGATTTATATACCTATCCGCATGAAAATATTGGACTGACTCTTTTTAGCGGAACTCCGGATCAGGAACCATGGGGTTATGTTACTGCTAAGCATCCGGAAAAAGCATTGCCGTATGCATGTCTTGCTTATATGGCCGGTGTTGCTGATTTAGGTAGTAGCGCCAGTCTGCCAAATTATAATTTCGAAGTCAAGGGGCAATTGTTAGACACTGGCGATGGGGTAGATGTCAATCCGGCAGATTACATTTTGTATATTTTGAATAAAGTAGGTATGAGTGATGCCGGTATAGTTGGAATTGACAACTATCGCGCTTACTGCAAGGCTGCTAATTTGTTGATAAGCACCCCTAGTGATGCAACCGAGGCGAGAGCAGCCAGAGATATTATCAATGAAATTGCAAGCTTGACCAATGCTTATATATTCTGGTCGAACGATACTTTTAAAATTGTTCCTAGGGAAGATCGTGCTATAGGAGATTGGAAGCCGAATAATAAGGTTATGTATGACCTTACTCCGGATGATTTTTTAGCGCAGAGTGATGGCAGTTGCGTGAGCTATAGTCGCAAGGATAGCAGTGAGCTGTATAACCGCTTCAGTGTGGAATTCTTGAATCGTGAAAATGCTTATGCAAAAGAATCTGTAAGCTACGAAGATACTGCAGATATAGCTGTTAATGGCGTAAAGCAGGCCAATACAATCAGTGCAAACTATATCTACACAAAGACTAGGGCAGTAATATTAGCTGAAGCTGCAGCACGCCGAAATAAATATGAGCGCAATAAGTATACGTTCAAACTAGGCTGGGCTTTTTGTCGCTTAGAGGTTGGCGATATGGTAACTTTGACTGACACTAATATGGGACTTGATAGAGTACTGGTAATGATTGATAGCCTTACGGAAAGCGCTACTGGTGAGCTGACATTTACGGCAATCGGCCGTCCGCCTATGGAAGTTGGAGAGACGGAATTCGATGTGCATGAAAATGAGCGGCCTTACATTAACTTCAATTTTGAGCCTGGCTTTATTGCTCCACCTGTAATCTTTCAACCAGATCCGTCGTTGATATATAGCGATAACGAACTTTGGATTGCAGCAAAAGGGCAGAGCAAATATTGGGGCGGTTGCAATATTTGGGTTAGTAATAATGATAATGGTTACAGATTGCTGGGGCAGGTGACCAGCTCAGCGCAATATGGCGAGCTAGCAAGCGATATAGCCAAGGATGCAACGGAGTTGGAAGTTAGTATTAACGGCCAGCTTATCAGCGGTTCTGCTGATGATGCTGAAAACGGAGATACGCTGCTGTGGTGCGATGAGGAAAGCTTTAGCTATACTACGGCAGAGCTTTTGGATAATGGCAATTATAAACTGAGCGGGCTCGTAAGAGGACAGTATAACAGTGATGCAGCTCCGCATAAAGCAGGGGCAAAATTAGTGCGCTGCGATGATGGCATTTTCAAAACAACGTTCCTGGACAGCGACGATGGTAAAACTGTTTATTTTAAGTTCACCAGCTTTAACATTTTCATGGGTAATGAACAGAGCTTGGCGGATGTACCGGTATATCAATACATTATTCGCAAACGCCATACATTCCCGCCGAATGTTACTAATCTTGATGTAGAAGTGCTGCACAACGGCCAACGTCGGTATTATTGGGATTTTGAATATCCTAAAATTAACAATATCAGCGGTTTCCGGATGAAATATATACAGGGCAGTATACCAAACTGGGAACGTGGCTTCGAAGTACAGGACGGCCTTATAACAGTACAGCCTTATGAAACCAATACAGTCCGCCAAGGCGTGCATACCATCATGATTAAGGCAGTGAATAGCAGCGGCAACGAAAGCAAAAAGTTCGCCAGTGTATTAGTAAACTTTGCTGAGCCTTTGGAAGACAACGTGCTTTATCGCGTCGATTTTGCTGAGAATGATTGGGAAGCAGTCGAAACAGATGGCAGCAAGCGTACGGATGGGTATATACATAGCACTATGGCAGTAACGCACTGGGTAGATAAAACTAACTACTATTGGGATAAGCCTGCAGCTCCGTATTGGGGAGCAGTGAATTACAAATCATTTGTAATGACAACTAAACTTATCGCGCCTGCCGGTGGTAATTTCTTCCTGGGATATGACATCTTGAATGCTACCAACATCCTCTACAAAATAGCTAATAAAGATAATATCTGGAAACAGTATGCTACGAAATTTGACGTGCGTGCTGGCGATGAAATTCAACTGAAAATAGCAGCACCAGCTGGACAGGAAGAAACTGTGGTTAAAGCTCTTATGGCTGTAATTGATGTTCCGGACCGCGAAGAGCATTTTGAAAATATTACTGTGCCTGAAGAAGGCATTGAGCTGCCTATAGTTACGCATAACTATCAGACGACAGCGGTAAGGGTAGACAGTATTACAAGTGAGCTGCGTGGCACCTATCAGCTCGATATCGTCAGCCGTACACCTTGCAAGATACGCTTTTACCGCATCAATAACGATGCTGGCTGGAACCGTGATCCTGTGGCTGTTGTGGCAGATGTAACATGGCAGGGATTTGAAAAGGAGGTAATTGAGTAATGGCTGTAGGAGATACATTT